AGCGTTGATGACGTGATAGCTGGTTTGGGCATGGAAAGCCGGGTTATGTTTTCGAAGGGGAGGCTGTAAAGTGAACGAATCTCCGTGGTTGTTCGGGTGGAAGGAGATCGGTCAACGACTACGAGTTAACGCCGTCACAGCGAGGCGCTGGCATAAAAAATATAAAATGCCGGTTGTTCGTACACCGGACGGCAGGCCGATGCAACTGCCAGAAATAATTGACGAATGGATTATACAGTATAATAAAATTAAAAATGCAAGAAAAAAAAATCAATATGATCGCATAAAGTCGTCAAACAATACCCAAACGATACCATGAGTACACCCAAACGATACCATGAGGATACCTTGAGGATACCCCCCCTCGATTTGACAAATATCAAACAACAGTTGAGACTCTGCCATGGACGACGATAAAGCGGAAATAGGCAGGCTGGCAGCAGAGGCGACAAACAAAATGTGCCGCAAAATGCTGGAAAAGCGCAAGGCCGGGATTGACAAGGCCCTGCTGCGGATCTCTCAAGCCATGGACGCCAAGAAAGTAAGTTATTTTCAAAAAGACGGCATCGTCACGGATCAGCGCGACGACATAGACCACAGCATCCGGCTGACCAGCGCAAAGATGGTGACTGATATCTACGACGTCATGCCTGCCAAAAAGCATGAGGTTAAGCACGACGCGACTGGCAACATGATGAGCGCGGTGGTTAAGGTTTTGAGCGACAAGGGGAAAAATGGCCGAACCGGCAACAAATAATCTGCAATACCAAGCCTATGAATGCCTCCGGGTGTCTAAATCGTTTTTCTTTTTCATCCTCCGCTATTGCTGGATTGAAGACAAAACTGTCGGTGAAGCGACCCCGTTCAAGCTCTGGCCGTCACAGGTCAGGGTAATTAAAAAAATCCTCAGATCCCGGCTGATGATCAACCTCAAGGCCCGCCAACTTGGAATTACCTGGATTTATGCAGCCTACGTGTTGTGGCGCTGTATCACCCGGGCGCATTTCCTGGCCGTCATCATCAGCGCAAAGGAAGATTGGGCCGTTGAGTTCCTGGACCGTGTCCGCTTCATCCGGAACCGCCTGCCCGCCTGGATGTGTCCGCCATGCGACAAGGACGGCGCGCAGCACATGCGGTTTATCCATGAGTACGGCGACAACGGCAAGCCGCTGGTTTACAGCGAGATCAAGAGCTTGGCCACGACCGTTGAGGGCGCTCAAAGCAAGACCCCTGACGCGCTCATCATGGACGAGACGAGCCGAAACCGGTATGCCCGCCAAATTTACAGCAGTTCAAAGCCCGGCATCGACAAAGCCGGCGGCATCATCCACATCATCAGCAACAGCCACAAGGACGGCACAGGATGGGGATGGACAAGGCGCGTTTATGTGGACGCCATGAAGGGTAAGAACGGGTTTGACCGTGTTTTTCAGCCCTGGTGGGACTGCCCGGAGCGGCCGAAGAATTTCAAGGCCATCCAGTTGAGCGAGGGCATGGACGAGGAAGATTTCAGCCAGCAGTACCCGGAGAGCGAAGGGGAGGCCATCAGCCCGCAGTCCGGGTCATACTTTGGCAAGACCCTGGCCCGGCACTCACAGACCGTTGAGGCGGCCAAAGGGATCACCGGCCGTATTATCCAAACCAAAGCCAAAGATCACGAATTCGAGCCCGACAACAAGGGCATCGTTGAGCTGTGGCGGTACCCCTATCACCTGGTTGACGGATGGGATAAACACCACTGGACGCGGCGGTACTGCATCGGCAGCGACATCAGCGAGGGGCTGGGGCAATCGTACAGCGTGGCGTATGTCATGGACCGGCATTTGGACGAGCTGGTCTGTCGGATCAGATCCAACCGCGTTGACGCGGCAGAATGGGCAAAGATCCTGTTTTGGACAGCCCGGTATTACGGATTTTATGACGAGGCAGGCCAGCGTATCGATGCGTTGATATGCGTTGAGCGGACAGGCGCCGGACAGACGACGGTGAAAGAGCTGAAGAAGCTGGGGGCCAATCAATACGTCAAGCTGGACTCCGGAAAGCTGGGCTCGGAGGTTACGCACCAGTTTGGATGGTCGGAGACAGAGCAGGCTAAACATGAGCTGTGCGGGGATCTCAAAACGTGGTTCAGGGCGACCAAGGGCGGTTTTTATTGCCCGGTACTTTTGGACGAGGCATCAACCACGATCCGGATGGACAGCGGTAAGCTGGGGCCGCAGGACGATCAAACGCTATGGGATTCAGTTGTGGCCGCAGGCTGCACCATCCAGGCGTCAAACTTCATGGGCGAGCCTGCCAAGCGGATACCGCACGCAGTCAAAGGCTGGCGAAAACGGATAGCCAGCGGGAAGGAGAGAGACCCATGGGCGATGTGAAACGGGTGAGTCAGGGGGCCGTATTGCCGAACAAGGAGCGGATAGCCGCAGAGGTCGCAAGCTTGCGCGACTTCGTGGACAACTTCAATCACGCGCCCAAGCTGGCACTGCGGAACGGTTTGTTCCGGCAACTGGACAGCGCCGATGTGTTCACAACCCGGGTGGACGGGTGGGAGTTCGGTTACAAACTGGAAGAGCTGCCAGGCGGCATGATGCGGCGCAAGGTGTTTGTCAAAGTTCATGACACCCGGTTATCCGAGGTGGACTATGCCGAGATGCGCGAGGTTTTAGCGACCGTGTTTGATGCAGCCCTGGACACTGGCGCGCCCACCGAGATTGAGCAGATCGCGCCGGACTGCATGATGATCCAGCAGGCGTTTCAGGTCATGTTTTGGCAGGAGCGCAACCCGAACCTGATTGTCCCGGGAAACCCTAACAGTAGGATGGTGGTCTGATGGAAATGATAGACCTGGGCCTGATTCAATCCGACCAGAGCGTTGAACAGAAGGTGATCGAGGTTTACGAGACGCTTAAGCTGTTCAAAGATGCTCATGAGCGCCAGGAATGGATCAGGCGCCGGACAGAGTGCTGGGACGCGATCGAAAACAGGCTGTTCGACGACAAGACCGAAGCTGAGATGAGGAAGCAAGGCCAGATCCCCCTACCCATCAATAAGCTGGTCAAGGGTGTGCAGGGCCTGAGCGCCATGGTCACGGATCAGAAACCGCAGATCCAGTTTTTACCTGTCGGCTCGGGGGATCTATACGTCGCCGAGCTGTTAAAGCGCAGGTTTGACCTGATTTGGGAGCGCAACGAGGGCAACGACACCACGTATGAGGTCGTTGAGGAGTGCAGCATCGGGGCGCATGGATTTTTCAGCGCCCGGCTGGACAAGAGCAAGAGCCCGTTTGGCCGTGTGGTGTTCGAGGCCGACGACCCGGAAGATATTTTCTGGGATAAGGACAGCCGCAAGCGGGACTATTCCGACACCGACCTGATCAAGGCCAAGAAACGGGATCGGCAATATATCCGCGATAATTACGGCGACCTTGAGGACGGCGATATTTATTTCAACCCGGGTTTAACCAAGGGCGACGAGGAGACCGTGAGCACCGGTCTGACCACGGGCGACAATTACGCCGACGGGTTAAAAGACCCTGTATCACCCGAGGTCAAGGCCCGGCAGAAAATCATATGGGAGATCGAAGCGTGGATGCTCAAGACCCGGGAGGAGGACTGGTTATACCAGGTTGATGAGCGCGGAAACATCCAGTCAAAGCGGGTTGAACAGGGTCAAGGCCTGCCAAAAGGGGTCAAAACCGGCGACGAGGTCGAGCCCGGCGTGATCTATTGGCGGCGCAAGGTCACGAAGCGGATACAGCGGATCATTGTCGGAAAGAAACTGGTCGAGGAGAAGGAAAACCCCTATGGCACGGATCAGGACGGCGAGCCCATCATTCACCTGGTTGGCCTGAAGGCCCAGAGAACCAAGAACGCCTACGCCATGAGCCCGACCATGTACGCCCTGCCGATCAACAAGGAGAAGATCAAGCGGAGAGCGCAGGCCATCCATGCGGCCAGCCATATGGTCAATGCGCCGATAGTCCGGCCTGCAGGCAAAACCCGATGGGAGGGCGAGCCTGGAACCGCAGGCAGCGAGTTGATTGTCGATCCGAACAGCCCGTGGATACCAACCAGGCTGCCCAGCGGGTCAATGGATGCCGTTAAGTTTTTCCAGTTGGAACAGCAGGCGGATCAGGAGATTGACGATATGTACAACCTCCACGATGTCATGCGCGGCAAGATCCCGCAGGGACAGGCCAACATAGCGGGTAAAACCGTGCTTGCCCTGCAGGACTTCGGCGGGATGATGAACAAGCCTTTTTTGAGGTCGATTGAATCCGCACTCGTGAGGCTGGCCAAGGTCGTTATAGCCCTTGTGCTTGAGGTATCCGTGAGGCGTGAGGATTGGGAACGGCTGCTGGAAGACGAGGAGGTCCAGACCCTTCGTCCGGACAAAAAATTCGATGGCCTGCAAAACGCCGAGGAAATACCTGACGAGGAAAAGCAGCAGACGGCGGCGCGGTGGGAGGAGGCCATCAACATCCTGATGGATAAAAAGCTAAGCGTGGTGGACCTGGACGTCAAGATCGTGGCCGGTTCATCCATGCCCAGCAATCGGATTGCCAAGCTGCAGGTGGCAATGGAGATGTACAGCGCCCGGATGGTCGACCGGTTGTATGCCCTGGAATACGTGGACGACCCGAAGGCCAAGGAAGTCGCACGGCGCATGGACGAGAAGGACAAACAGTTAATGCAGGCAGGAATGATGAAGGGGGGAAAATGAAACTTTTCAGAAAAAAAGAGGCTGAACTTGTGACCGAGCCTGTTAAGCATATCATCGGGAAGCGGTTTGACGGCCAGTTGACGCTCAACAAAATCGACGGGATGCAGTTGATTATGGACATCAACGGGATTGACGGCATGATCGGCAGCAGGCGGCTTGCGTTTGACCGGACGTTCATACCGCCCGAGATACTGGACATGAAGATTACCGGGCGGATACTGATTGAGATTCAGGCGGAGGAGTTTTAAAAATTAAATAAACAATTTGGGCTTATCCGGGCCCGATCAGTTCGGAAACAGCAATTAAAGGGGCAGTGCGGTGCCGCATCATCGCATTTGCCCCTTTTTTTGTTGCCCAAACCACATAACCCCACTTGCCGGGGCAGCGGCATGAAACACCGGCAGTCAAGCCGTAAAAACGAAAGGGAAAATAAAATGGGAGATTTAAGACGCGGTTGGTTTTGGTTTTGGAAGCTTATTAAGCCGCTTTTGAATGAGCGCGGCATCATAGGCGACCAGGCCGACGACATAAAGGACCCGGAAATCCCGGAAGACGACGCCGACGATAAGGGAGCCGACGACGTTAAGGAATCCGAAACCGAGGACGCCGACAAAACCGATGAGTCGTTAAAAGAATCGGACGATGAGGATGAAGACAAAGCAGACCCGGCGCCCGTGCCTTATGCGAGGTTCAAGGAAGTCAACGACAAGGCAAAGAGAGCCGGGGAACTGGAAACCAAATTTGAACAGTTTAAGCGAATAGGTCCGGATAATTATTACAAGCTGTACCCGGACGAGAAGCCGCAGGACTACACGCCGGCGGCGGATAAAGGCAACGGCAAAGACAGGCAGGTGGAAGATTCAGACACGCGAATGTTTGAAATCGAGGGTGGCAAATACGACGGCATGAGGTTTGGCGACGTGTTTGACCGTGACCCGAGGGCCGCGTACCAGATCGACCCCTATTATGCGCGTCAGTTGGATGACAAACGCATGGAGTCGGAGAGATCGGCACAGGCGACGCAGCAGCAGTTGAGGGCCGAGTCGGAACGGGAGATCAGCGACTTTTCAAACGAGAGATCAGCCGAGCTTTACGGCAAAGGGCTTAAAGACCTGGACGCCAAAGAGCAGGCGGAAATCTCAAAGATGATCGCCGACACCTTGGACTGGTCTGAGAAGACGGGCAGGGCTCTGGGCAACCTGAAAGACGCATATATCCTCAAGAACCTGGACAAAATTCTGGCCGGGGAAAAGAGCAGGGCGGCCCGAGGGCTTTTCAAGACGCTGACCAGTGCCGGAGCGCCGTCAATAGGCGGAAGCAAGAGCAAGGGCGACAACGGAGGGTATGATCACCTTGCAAACCTGGACGCAAACCAGGTGGCTGCCGAAATGGGCCGATGGAGCGACCGGAAACAGGTGGACTTCCTGACCAAAGCGCCGAAGCGGTTCCGGGAGAAGTTTCCGGACCTGCCATATCCGGACGAGAGAGCTTAAGCGTGTTCCAAAACGAAAGGAGTTTAAGCAATGGCTGACTGGACATTTACGACAGCAAACGCACTCACCGAACAGCAATGGTCAAATTCATGGTGGAGAGCGGCAAAGACGGAAAGTTATTTTTACGGCAACGGGTTTGTCGGGTCATCGTATGAGCAGGATATCGTTGTCGAGTTGCCCGACCTGGAAAAAGAGCAGGGCTATCAGGTGACGTTCGGCCAGATCAGAGACCTGACCGGCGCGGGCATCACAGGCGACAGCGAGCTTGAAGGCAACGAGGAAACCCCGACCACCTACGACGACGCGATTACCCTGGATCAAAAGCGAAACGCGATCCGAACCAAGGGCAAACTGTCCGACCAGTACCCGTCAGACAAGCGGGTCCGGATGTGGGCCGAGGATTTGCTCAAGCAATGGATGGCGTCCACCCTGGATCAGGACCTTTTCACGGCCCTGGGCACCAGTCCGACCAAAGCGTATTACGGCGGAGACGCCACAGCTACGACCGACATCGAGGCCGGGGACTACATGACCCTGCAGCTTTTGAGCAAGTTCAAGACCTACGCCAAAAAGGCCACGCCCAAGATCATGCCAAAGGCGATCAAGGGCAAACGGTATCACGTCGTTGTTATGGCGCCGGATCAATCGTTTGACCTGAAAAACCGTGATGCGGCATGGGCGCAGGCGCAGCGCGAGGCGCAGATGCGCGGAGCCGATAACCCGTTATTTTCCGGGGCGGAAGGTATCTGGGACGGCGTGGTTATCCATTCCCATGAGCGCATTGCCCTGGCAACCACGTGGGGATCGGGGGCCAACCTGACAGGGGCCACCGCGCTCGGGTTCGGAGTCGCAGCCGCCGGCATTGCCTACGCCAAACGCAAAATCTGGAATGAGAAGACGTTTGACTACGGCAACAAGGTCGGTTTTGCCATCGGTGCGATTTATGGCGTCACAAAGGCCGTTTTTAACAGCGCGGACAATGCCGTTGTGGCGATCCGAACCTACCGGACCAGCAACTAACCGTTTGGCGGATAGCGTTTCGCTGGCCGCGTGACGCGATAAGCAGGCACTCCCAACCCGCTTCCGCCATACTAACCAAAACAGGGATAAGCTCAAGGGAGGGCTTAAACATGACTGAAAGCGTAAAGTTGAAAGACCAGACGAAAAAGACAGACCCGGCAGACGCCATCCGCAACCGGCTGGACGAGCAAAAGAGCCTTGCGGATATGAAGTCGTTTGACATCGGCAACCTGGACCTGTCCGACTTCAAAGCGATTCCGAAGCGGGCAGCCAGGACGCCTCAGCCATTCGAGGGGTATCCGTTAAAGCCGAAGGTGAAGATCGGAACGGCGGATATCAGCGCGACGTATATCGTTGGCCTGAAGCCGACCGAGGAACCACCCGAAGATCCGAGCGGGCGGGGCAGGTCGATTTTCACGAACGGCAATGAGCGGATTGTCAACCTGGGTACGTACCACAGCCGCATGATCCGGAATCCGGTGCTGGATCAAAACATGGATGTTGTTTTTGACCGGGAATTGATCCTGAAGGGCGGCGGCAGGCTATACGTGGCCATTGTTCCGGATCATTATGTCAGGGCTCAGGTGATATTCTTTTACGACACGAAGTCTGAGCGGATCGAGATTGATCCACGTTATACGTTGCTTGACGTGGATCAGTCGTCACGACTTCGGCTTCTCTTTCAACAGATCATCAACCCGAAACTGAGACTGGAACGGCAGGCCCGCATGGTATCCGGAGAGGTCGAGACCAACAACGGCGCCATGATGACCCTGCCGGCGGAGGATTAAAAAGCCTATGGCCAACATCAATTCAAACATTACCCCGAGGGGCTTAAGCCAAAAGGATTTGGTGGATGCCCTGTATATGTTCATTGCTTCCCTTACCGGGATTTGCGCCAAACTGGACCTTGACGGCGGCGTACCGTTGACGACGTACAAGGCCAATTGCATCACGGCCATTTTTAACGTGGTGGTCGAGGATTCAAAGGGCAAACGTACCGGCCAGGGGATAGCGGAAACATCGGCAATCGAACCAACACACATCATAACGCCGACCGGCGTGAGCGATGCGGCGTTAAACGCCTGCCTGTATCAATGCTTTAACGCAATGGAAACCCTGACCGAACAATTGGACACTGACAGCCTGACCTTCTCAAACTACGAGGCGACGGCGTACACGGCATGTTTTACGCAATTGATCGAAAACGTGAGGGGCAACACCCTGGGCAACGGGACCGTGTTTAAGTTCAAGCCGGGCGGGATGTTCAACCAAAAGGAGCTGGTTGACTGTCTTTATAACATGTTTTTGGGCATATACCAGCTTTGCGCGGATCAGACCACGACCGGCCTGGATGTTGACGGCACGGTTACCGGAACCAACTACACAGCGCTTTGGTACACCGCAGTCCTGACCTTGATGATTGAGAACAGCAGAGGCAGCACCATCGGAATATCCAGATAGCGCATTGAAAATGAAAGGGAGACAATGGAGCACTTTTGGTGACGGCGATTACAGGATCAGACGCAGTAGCCACAGTTGGGGGTAAAACGTATATCGGTCCGCATGTTGTTGTGACCACTGGTACAGATGACGATCTTTATTACACGTGTTCAGACACCGGGTACGAATATATTCATTATTGGTTTACCCGGCTTAGGTAAGGCTCTGCGAGGGGCAAGGCAACTTTCATTCTTCCCTCTTAAAACCGCCCCTGACTGCAACCAGGGGCGACACTCAAAAGAAAGGACTTTAAACCATGACAGACTTCTTGACATTCCAAAACCTGATTGACGAGGTAGAGCGCGGGGTGAAGGTTTCCGGCGGCTCCAAGCTTGAACTTATCAAGGCCGTCATTAATCAGGTTTACTTAAACGAAATTTTAACGGCGGACACGCTGTATCCTCCCTTCTGGCTGGTCACGTTTGACGATACGTTAAACAGTGTGGCTCCGGCCACTATTACCGCGATCACAAAGGCCAACCCGGGAGTGTTAACCACAGGCACACATGGATTAGCTATAGGGGATATCGTTTATATCCATTCCATAGTCGGCATGGTGGAACTTAACAACCGGTTTTTCAAAGTCGATACAGTTCCATCATCCACGACATTGACCCTTATTGATTTGGACGGAACCACACCGGTAGATACAACCGACTTCACGATTTATGAGTCAGCAGGCACGATTCAGCACAGAGGCAAGACCCTGACTACCACAGGCAAGGACGTCCAGAAGATCCTGAAAGCCAAGTGGTCGGGGCAAGGCGCCGATATGTCTCCTTTCACCTGGGAGGACGTGGAATCCGACTCCACCCTGATCAGTACCACGGCCGGAGTTCCGTCAAAGTTTATCCATCGGAAAACGTATAGCACGGCCGGTGTCGAGGAAAATTCCATGGTCTGGTTTCCGGGCTCTGATGCGGCGTATGATTTGCGGTACTGGATGCAGATCAGAGCGCCCCGGCTGGTGACGGCCGCGTCCGACGTTCCGTTGCTGCCTCCGCAGTTTCATCAGACTATTGTGGCGGGCGCGATTACCCGGCTGGCTGAAAGCCCGATCCTGGTCGAGGCCGGTCTGGGAGTGTGGGCCACAATGTACAAACAGCAAATCCAAAACCTGATCAATTTCAACCGGGATTATTATTTGAGATCCCAGAAGGGCACGCCGTACCTGCTATGAAAAAGACGATCCTCTATGTCTTGATGATTATGTCCCTGGCCGGCCTTGCGCTGGCCGGGAGTATGAAGGTTTATCCGTTTGTCTTCACCGGCCGTTGGCAGCCGTCGGAAGACCCGGCATTGATCGAGGATTACGGATTGCAGGATATTCAGAATTTAAGGCGGGACGGCAAGCGGTATAAGGGGGTTTCGGGGCAGACGGAGGTAAACGACAATACCATAGGTTCTTATCATGCCTCTGAATTCACGGAGTATGACCCCAACTCAAAGATTACAATTACCTCAGACTCATTGGTCACTTTGAGCGCCATAACCGGGGCCGACGAAGGAAGGGTCTATATTGATAACGGCGTCAACTATTATTCGGGTGATTTTACATTCAGGTTTAAGTTTAACGTGTCAGCGGCGAATGACGGCTCATCAGCGGTTGTTTTTGCCCTAACGAATAATAACGGAAGTATTTACGAAGCTACGATCAACGGAGTAGGCGCCGGGGAAGGTCCGATTGTGTATATTGAGATCTATCGTACAGGAGGTAGCACTTCAATGTCATTAGTTGAGTATGGTAGCGGAGGGGGAGGCTCGCCACACGATATATCTATCGGAACTACGTATTATGTAGAGGTTTATAGGGACGAGGATATAGCTGGTGATAATGGCGCGGGGAAGGTCTATTGTGATGTTTATTCAGATGCAGGATATGCCACTCTTCTTTTTTCGCTGGATGTGTCGCCATATTACAAAAATGATTATAGGTATCTGTATTGGGCTGCTGGCACCGGATCAAGTGGCACAGCCACCATGAGCCTGACCGTTGAAGACCTTACCGAAGAAATGGACATCGTTAATAACGGGTTTAATTTCAAAAAGGACTTCCCGTCAGAAAATCATACGCTGGTTGACATATCCAATGGCGACGAAAAAAAGCTGATGATCAATGATACCGCGCCTCCAAGCGCCGATGATTTTGACCGGCTGTCATTGCATAACAACCCATCAGCTGCATCTATAGGCCGTTTTTCCAACGCCCCCCGGGGCAACATGCTTTACACCAACGTCGCTGAATCCCTGATATGGGGCGGCGACGAGATCCGGCCAGTAGCCTTCTTAACTTCCACAGCGGACATCACGGGCGGCACCCTGACCAACGCCAAGGATTACAGCATCAAGGTTCAAAACAGCCTGCAAGAGCCCGACGAGGTGGCCTACATCGGAGGGGGCAACGATTCCGGAACCGTTCTTTTGCTGCACATGGACGGCGCAGACGCATCAACCACATTTACCGACTCAAGCACAACCACGGCTCACACTATGACCGCAGCCGGAGACGCACAGATCGACACGGCATATCGTGTTTTCAGCGAGTCTGGAAAATTTGACGGCACGGGCGATTACCTGACCACGCCGGATGATGCAGATTTTAATTTTGCATCAGATCCTCTTACGGTCGATTTCTGGTTTATGACCACAGGGGACGACCAGGGCGGGGCGATATTTGAACAATATACCGACGCAAACAATTACATAAGCCTGGGTTATTACAAATCAACCGTTCATAATTTTGTTTGGAGCGTTAACGTCGACGGTTCTTTTGTCCACCTGAAAAGCATTACCTCGTTTATTCCAGAATCTTACACCTGGTATCATCTTGCGCTTATTCGAGGATGGGGCGGCGACGCAAACACATGGGCGTTTTGTGTTAATGGAGAGATAAAATCCACATGGACAAACGCAAGCGCCATGCCGGACCTTGGAACAGCAACTTTTGACATCGGGCGCAGCCAGACCGACGGCGCATCATATTTCAAGGGCTGGATTGACGAATTACGCATCTCCAAAGGCGTAGCCCGCTGGGCAGCCGAGTTCACGCCACCGGTTATGCCGTACAGGGCAGACGCCAATTATTTCCTTGTGGGATCAACCAGGCCAATTCAGGGCACAAAGTTTTATATCTCCGATCCGGCAGACGAGACAGGAACTCTGACCGCCTACGAGTGGAACGGGTCCACCTGGAAGGCATTGACCATCACGGACAACACAACCGGCCTGACCACGACCGGCACGGTCACGTTTGGCTCGACTGTTGATTCCTCACGGCCAAAATATATCTACGGTCATTACCTGTATTGGTACAAGTTCGCCTTATCGGCAGGCGACCCGACGATTTACCAGGTCAGTCTTGACGCCCCCATTCAACCGGTGGTCGATATTTGGGACGGCTCGTTTCTCAAGCCTGGCGCGTTTCAGGTCTACAAATCCGGGGCATGGTACGACTATTCCGAAGAAGTCCTTGAAGAAACAACCACTGCCTACGCGGACAGCCCGATCGCCGCTGATCTCAACAGTCTGGCAAATACTGAATTTGTTTATATCGGGCTTCCCTATCAGATTACAGCCGTCAAGTTCAACCTTGTCGCGGGAAAAGAGAACTCCACTGCAAACGACGTCACCGTGTCCTATTGGGACGGGGATCAGTGGCAGTCTGTCGGGACCGTTACCGATGAAACGGATTCAGGGCCGTCTCTGGCTCAATCCGGTATTATGAGCTGGAACGCTCCGGACGTTGAACAGGAATTTGAACAAAACCTTTTCGGAATCAAGGGTAAGGGAATGTCTATGTGGACATTTTCCCCCGGTATCAGCGGGAGTTTCCCTCTGTTTCAGGTTTGGAACGGACTGGTAAACTCCATCTCTGAGAGCTACAAGGCGAAGAACGAGTCCAGTACCGACAAGGCCCGAAAGAAGGGCTTTGACGACCTGCCCTTGTATTATTACAAATTCCAATGGTCGGCGGCCATGGACTCGACGACCATGGTGGACACGGTTGTCGGCATCCCTGCAAAGCAGACCATCAAGGGGTTTAAGTTCCCGCTGATGTTCCAGAACCGGGCGTTTTTGTGCGGCGAGGAATCGGACGGCGTAAACCGCTGCATCTATTCCATGTCCGACGCGCCGGATGTTTGGAACGGGTCCGACTCAGGCGCCTTGGTATTCGGGGACGATCAGGAGTTGACGGTCGGCGCGGTACTTTACAACCTGTACCGCACGTCCGGCATTGAGCAAATGATCATATGCAAGGCGCATGAGGCATACCGCGTTTTCGGGTCCGGCCCTGATAGTTGGGAAGTCCAACGCATGAGCGGCGTAACCGGGTGCGTGGCCCCTCTTTCAATGACCGTGTGCGACGCTACGGCGGTGGGAAATGAAGGATTAAACCGGCAGATTGCCATATGGCAAACGGATTCGGGCGTGGTCATGTGCGACGGCGCCACCATCGAGATCATCAGCAACGATATCAAATGCTATTGGGACAAGAACGATGCCAGGAGTATCCCGGCGGACCGCATGGACGACTCCTTTGGCTGGTATGATCCGAACCTGAAGGCTTACAAACTTTTGATTTCATCCGGAACCGGCCAGACAGTCCACAACGTTGAACTGGAATACAGCCTGCAATACAACGAATGGACTAAGATCGACAGAGGTTCAGCAACCAATGACCTTCAATGCGGCTTCCTGGTAGAAGACATTTCTGGCAATACCTATTCCTATGGCGGCAACGCTTACGGTACGGTCTTCAGGCTGGAAAACAGCGATAACTTCAATGGCACGGCTAACACGCAATATCTGCAAACCAAGGACCTGCTTTTAGGCCAGAGCCCGTTTTTTCAGCACTCAGTTATTGAAAAGATCCGGCTTGGATATAAAGCAAAGTGGGGCGGTTCTCAAAGCACGACCGATTATCCGGAAAGCGATCCGGCTGGACGTATCGAGCTGACAGACGCTACCACGGTTACTGTAACAACGGCAGACAATGACGAAGAATTCTATGTCGCGCGAGATTTCACGGCGGGTTATTTTTCCGGAAATTTTGAGCTTTACACACAAGTCAAATGCACATCCAACCCGGTCACTGTTGGAGGAATAGGCGTTTGGGCCGTTACAAATACCATGGACTCCCTACGCGACATTGATGTTGCAAATGGGGATTGGCTGTCTGTGTGGTGGTATCAATTCAGCGGCAACCAGCATCTAGCAGTGTCAGAGTGCAATAACGGTACGATATATACAAAAATATCGACAACTTTAAGCCTGGATACGGAGTATTATCTTAAAATTGTAAGAGACGAGGATGTTGGGACGTTTGGGACGATATATTGTTACATCTATTCTGATTCGAGCCTGTCAACACTGGTTGACACCCTAACACTACCATTGACCGAAAAACAAGACTTTCGATATTTAAACTGGGTCGTCGCATACGAGTCTGGAGAAACCGGGAAGGCGTGGAGCGGCACAATTACGGACCTTGGATACAGCCCCCTGATCGAGATTACCCACTATTGCGACGGGACGGCAACCATGCACGGCGCAAACGATCAGTATGTTCCTGATGCCTTTGTCATGGCGGACGGGCCTTACAAAACCATCGATTGCAACCTGGGCGAGTGCCTTTACCACAGCTTTAAGTTTTCGTCGGACATTTACGATACCGCTGATGGCATGGAGCTCACCGGGCTCGGGATCGTATACACGCCGTTTGACGCTTTAATGGAGGACTAAAGACCATGATGCTCAATTTTGCAGAGGCATTGACGGAAGCCAAACGCAAGGCCAGACTTTCCGGCCGTGACGTTTCCAGGAACGAAGTCGCCGGGATCGTGTCCGGATATGCGGAAGGATCGGCCGACAGGCTTTTCAGGGCCAAACAGGTGGAGCTTCGGGAACGGGCTTTAAACGAGGAGATCGCGGCGGCCAAGGCGCAGGATAAGCAGGCGGAAAAATCCAATATGATATCTGCAGTAGGTGGAGGGGCAGCCCTTGGAGGCTACCTTGCCGCAGGTACGGCAATGGGTGGCCCGGTTGGAGCGGTTATCGGCGGTGCCGCAGGCCTCATCGCCTCGAAATGCATCATCATAACCGCCTGCACCGATCCGCATTCATACGAGGTTAACCTGGCCCGGATCTACCGGGACGAGGTGCTTACCGAGCAATGCCTGGGCGGCTATTACGCCATTTGCCCGCTGGTGGTTCCCCTTATTCACCGATCACCCATGTTCAAACACCTGATCAAGCGGGTTCTGGTGGACCGGCTGGTTGACGAGTTCGAGCATCATTTCGGGATCATCGAGCGCAGGAAATACAGGACAACCCGGTTTATCGTACCCGCGTTCCTGGGCTTTTGCGACGTTATAGGGTCAATGATCAACGTTAAGCCATGGCTTGAGGCTCACAGATAAGGAGGCTTTCATGGGACGATTCAACAGAGTAGCCGGATCACCAGGCCCGGTAGACGCGCTTTTAAACGTGGCCGATATGGGGATGAGGCTTTACGGGCAGAAACAGCAGGCGGCGGCTGATGCGGCAAAGCAGGCACAGCAACAACGGATTGATGATATTGAGTACGGGACAGGCGACCCGGCGACCCGTGGCATGTATCAGACCGATGCGAATATGGGCGGCGTGACTGACATGAGCAATTACCAGCCGGGGCTTAAAGAGCGCAAAGTCATGCAGACCGATACTACCAATCGGCTTGCGAATGACAAATTCCAAGCTTCTGAGCAGAGCGCAAAACGCCAGTTTGAAAAGCACATGACCGGAGACTTTGACATCGGCAACATGATCAATACCGCCACTGCATTGCCCGGAACGTCTCTTGATCCGGCGTTCAACAGCGTCAAAGAAATGTTTGCAGCAGGCAAGATCAAAACCCGGTGGGACGCATATCAGTACCTTAAAGGCCAGGAAGCTTTTATACTTGAATCATCCCGCCAACGGGCCATGAAGGAGATCGAGGCGGACATTAAGAACGGGCGGAACCTGGACGCAAAGAACAAGGCCGAACTGTTAAAGACCATGCGGCCCGGTTTCATTGAGTCTTTTTTTGGTTTCCCGAAAGACATGATGCCGGATCAGGAAGACCCGAACCTGTCAATAGGCTGGAAACCGGATAAGCCTGATCAGCCAAAGCTGTACGCCACCGAGGAAGGGTATTTACCGTATGGCAAGGCAGAAGGAAAGATGCCATTCAGACAACCCGTAGGGGGCGGCATGGTAACGGTCAGAGGTTACGACAAGGATGGAAATCCGGTCATTGAGAACCTTCCAAAAACCGAGGGCGCAACATCTCCCGGGAAGATCAAGAGCTTTAACGAGCCTGTCAGAACCAATATGACGCCATCGGAAAAGCGCGGTCTTCAAAAGGATCTGGCAGACGCGGAAGCCAAGATACTCGGGAGTAAAGACGAACCGGGCGTTGCTGGATATATTGATCTGTTCAACCAGAGCGCCAAAACCCCGTACATGTATTATTGGGACTCTAAATCATTTGACGAGATGGCCAAGCGGCTTGACATCCCGAAGACCAAGGACGGCAGACAGTACACCGCGGCGGACGTTGTGGCGACGGAGCAGAAGCGCGGATGGGACATTGAGCGGGTCTTTAAGTTTATAGAAACCGGCCAATAGGGGGCTTGAATAATGCCTATCGACATCGTTGAGGATATGAAAGCGAGGAAGTCCGCACTCATAGGAGGCATAGGCGGCGTTGATATTGTGGCCGATCTTGGGAAACGAGCGCCCTCCGTTGTTAAAGCCACCCCTGAATCAGAAGGCCACTGGCAAGGCTGGATCAAGCCGACGCTGAAGGAAGTCGGGCAGGGCATAGCGGCAACGCCGGAGGTTATAGGCGGCGTGACCGTAGGAGCTTTGAACTGGATACCGTCGAAGGTTTCAGGTCTGGCTCATTTGCCGTTTGGCCGTGAGGCCGCACAACGAGCAGAGGAAACAGTGGCCGGAGCACCCGGCAAGATCCCTTTTATCGGGAAATATCTGGGCGCCCCGAAGTCCGAAATCGCCAAACAGTCAATGGATCTTTTGGGCAAGGGCATTGACGTCGTGACCTACCCGGCCAGAAAAGCCGGAGAGTTTGTCACAGAAAAAGGTTTCCCCCGGGTTGGCTACATCACGCAATTTGCCGGTGAGCTGTTATCCTTTAAACTGGCTCACATGGGCGGTCGGAAGATCCCCGAATCAATCAGGCTGGCCAACAGCAAGAAAATGGCGAAGCTGAAGACTGAAGAGCGTCAGGCGGTCAGAGAGATTACACAACAGCGCCTTGACGCGTTGAAAGCCGAGCCCGAACGCCTGGCAGAGCTGGTCAAGTCTGAAAAGTCCATCGGTGAGGAAGTCGCTCGGCAAAACAAGTTTATCAAGTCATGGGTTGACGAGAACCTTGTACCAAAAACGGAAGCGAAAGCATTGCCACAAGGCCAAGGGTTTGAGCTTAAAGGCAAGCCATTCGTCCCGCCTCCCCCGAACATGCCCCCTAACGTGCCCGCGCTTCCACCAGGCCAAGGCTTCACGCTCAAGGGCGGCCCTGTTGATATCGTCGAAGCCATGAAGCCCGAGGCGAAACGGGTCCGTGCAGACCGTCGCTTTGTCAGGCTCAATACCGGAAAGCCCGCTGAGGGCGGCATAGGGGCCGTTCGCGGCGGAATACTGGAAGGCCGGCGATCAGCACCAGCCGTCTTTGACGAACCAAAACCCTTCGGGAGACTGAAAGTCCCTGGAAAACAAAAAGAGTCCATCCGCCTGAAAGACCGGATCAAGGAGCTGGGAGGTATCCGGATTATTGGCGACCGCGGCGAGTTCAAGGAGATGCCGCAAAACGTTAAGATGCTCACCAAGAAAGACGGCATACCGATCGACAAGATGCAAAACGCCCTCATCGATGACGGATATCTTAATGAAGGGGAAAGCCTGCGGGACCTGTTGCGCATGAATCCCAAAGACACCCTTAACCGTTTGCGGCCGGATATCGACGTGGGTACGCTCAAGGGCAACCATCTTACGGTAAAAGAGCGAGAAGTCAGGAAGTCGATGGAGCCGCCTGTTGACGAGATTCCGAAAGAGCTTGAAAACGTTCCGTTTGAGATCGTTGACCGGTACATGAAAGGCGATCTTACGCTTGACCAGGCCAAGGCCGAGGGCGCGAAGGCAGCGGACGTCATGGACTTCTTTGACCGGAAGGCCCGTAAGTCTGGGGACGTATTGAAAGATATCGGCACAGCCATGGGCGAGCAAGGGTCCGTAGGCAAAGTCAAGGTGACTCCCGAACAGAAGGCGGCACGGGCAAGGTTGAAACAGGACGCGGAAAAACTGAAGGTTGAAGGGGCTGAAGCGATTAAGGGGCTCAGCAAGGCGGCGACGCTGATAGGTAGTAAGTCGAAAATTGATGAAGTCAGAGGAAGAATCAAAGAGGCTGGCGCTGATAATTTTATATCAGAAAAAAACGGCGTTATAAAGCTGTCTGAAATAAGGGTCGAAAAGAAAAACAGAGGCCAAGGCATAGGGTCTAAGGCCATGAAAATTCTTACCGATTACGCTGATGAAACAGGCCAAAAAATAGTATTAACGCCGTCAACAGACTTCGGGGCAACGTCAGTTGGAAGGTTAAAAAAGTTCTATAGGGGGAGCCTCGCAAATTACGACAACCAAAGTACACGCGAATGGTTAAGGGGCCAAGCACCACCGCCAGATGGAAAACTGACGCTTTATCGCGCAACGCCTGAAGGCAAAGAGATTAAACCCGGTGATTTGGACGATATTTATCCGGCTGATGGACCTGGTGAGTTCTGGTATGCCCCAAAGTCGTTGGATAAACCCCGAAAAACAACATTATTCCCTGAATCAAACAGGCTATCCCGTATCGACCGGAAGGGCGGATCCTGGCAGGCCATCCAACGAGAAAACCCGGGCGTAAAGGATTGGGATGGTGAAATAACTATTTACCGGACCACGGTGGGCGACGCGATCCGGCCCAACGATTTTGTAGCGATCAATCGCAACGTTGCCACGTCTCACCTGAAAAACTTCAAAGGCCGCGGTGAAGCTGGTAAAATAGTTGAAATGCGCGTTAAGGCCAAAGATCTTTTGATGGCCAACGACGCGACGGAGTTTATTTACTCACCCCCCAAGCCTGCACCCCAGCCGGGCAAGGCTGGGAGTTCGTTCATTTCCAAAACCCTCTCCGACGAATCCGGCAAGATCGATCTCAAGCCCCTCACCGACAAAGTTAAAAACGCCACCCGGGACGTCAAGGACGCCATTTCAGACATCGGCCTTGCGGCTGACAAGTTGTTAGGCCCGATCAGCACCCGCTTAGGCAACATTCACCCATCTTTAAAAGCCAATATCCGAAAATTTGAACATACCAGACTGACGAAGATCGTGGAGGCCACAGAGCGCATACTACCCTTTTTAAACAAGGTCAAAGGCATGAGTCGGGACGACAAGGCCGCGTTTGACCTGGCCCGCAAGAACGGTGACGCCAAGACCCTGCAAATCATGATCCGGAAATACAACATGGGCAAAGAATATAGCGCGGCCCGGAAGCTACTTGACCAGTTTCACAATGAGGCCGTTTCTGTCGGGTACGATGTAAACTATACACAGCATTATCACCCGAGAGTTTTAAAAGACCCCAAAGGCTTTTTAAAGCACTTTTACAGGTCCAAAGACTGGCCCGTCATGAAACAGGCGATCAAGGAACGGGCCGAGAAGATAGGCCGGGCCTTAACCGAGGACGAAAAGGCACAGCTCATAAACAACATGCTCAGAGGTTTTAAGAGCGGCCAGATCAGTTTATCAGCTCCAGGTCAACTTAAAGCGCGGACGGTGCCCACGGTAACGCCCGAGCTTAACAAGTTTTACATGGACTCAGACGGCGCCCTGTTGCGGTACATCGCGCACGTAACCGACGCCATTGAGGGAAGGCGGTTTTTCGGAAAGAAGGCCAAGGGTGAAAAGATTGAGCTTGGCGACATGAGCGACACCATAGGCGGATATGTTTCGCGTCTGCTGGATCAAAACCTGATCAAGCCGGAGCAAGAACCGATTATCAGGGATATCTTAAACGCCCGGTTTAACGAGCGCGGAACCCATGGCATGGTTGGGTTATATAAAAACCTGTCCTACATCGACACTATGGGCAGCCCGATATCAGCCATTACGCAGATTGGGGATTTGTGTTGGGCACTTTATCAGAACCCGAGAGAGGCCGCCAGGGCGACAGGCAAAGCGATCCTTAACCGGTCAGAAATAAAAAAAGCCGACATTGGCATTGACCGGATCGCGGAGGAGTTTGCCGACACGTCCAAGATGGCCAGAGCGGTCGATAAAGTATTCAAGACAGTCGGGATTGATAAAGTTGATATGATCGGGAAAGAAGCCCTGATCAACTCCACGCTGGCAAAAGAGCGTAGGCTATCGCAGACCGAGGCGGGCCGGAAGGTGTTAAGGGCCAGGCTTGAACCCATATTCGAGAAAGAAACCGGCGCTCTGATTAAAGACCTGCAGGAAGGCCGGGTTACGCAAAACGTCAAGCTGCACCTATTCAACACGCTGTCCGACTTCGAGCCCATCAGCCTGTCTGAGATGCCCGAGGTTTACCTCAAGACAGGCAATGGCAGGTTATTCTACATGCTCAAGACCTTCACCATCAAGCAATTTGATATTTACCGGCGCGAAACTTTTCAGCTTATCGCAAAGCCTGAGACGCGAGTACAGGGCATAAAAAACCTGGTATGGCTGACGTCAACCTTCGCGGCTGCAAACGCCAGTGCGGACCTGATTAAAGCCGTGATTTTGAACAGGCCCATCAAGGGTGACGACATATTTTGGGACAACGTTTTAAGGCTGGTCGGCATGTCCAAGTTTGTTACCTGGAAGATCCGGGAGGAAGGGCTTGGCACAGGGGCTACGAGGATGTTTTTGCCTCCGGTTAAAGCAATCGACGCGGCGACAAAGGATATTGTGCGAGCCGGTGACGGCAAGGGCATGGAAATTACGGCGTCGATACCTTACGCCGGCAAGTTTTATTACTGGTGGTTTGGCAAAGGGGCCGGGAAGTCGGAGCGGAGGCGCAAGGAGGCGGGCAAGCTGAAAGGGCTGAAGGGACTGGAAGGGAACTTGAAGGGGTTATGATAATTAAACCGAACCTTTGGCAACGGCAGGAAGGTGCGACGGGTTAAGATATGACAATTTTTTATCTCGATTACGAACTTGGCAATGATGCGAACGATGGTTTATCGTGGGCAACTGCATGGAAAACCATCACGAACGGCGCTACGGCGGCAAGGATAGCGCCAGCTGATGTTATTCGTATTGCTAAAAGTCCGGCGCCTGTTTCTCTTGGTACGACCGGGGTTTGGACTAATTTATCTAAAACAGTAACCCTTGGGGTGGCTCAAACTCTTAATATCGATTTATGCGAAGCTGTTTGGACTGCTATTGCCGGCGGAGACACAACCCCCGCTCTTGTTGCAGTAGCAACCGATGCTAAACAAGGTGATAACTGTGTCCGACTAACATTGGATGCTGCTCCTCAGACAAGCGTAGGACAGGCATATTACGCCACGGGCACATTAGATTTATCCGCTTATCAAAAGATTTCTTTCTGGATTAAAAATTCGGCTGCCATTGTAGCAAATAACTGGAAGGTTTGTTTATGTTCTGATGTGGCCGGGGCTACGGTAGTTGATACTTTTCTTATTCCAGCCATTCCTTCAACAGCAAGATGGCTTCCCTTAACTCTTGCAAGAGAAGGAGGTGGCAATTTAGGGGCGGCAATCCAATCAATTGCTATTTACACTGATACGGTTGCACCAACTGCTTCAAGTAATATTCTTATTGATGACTTTATCGCTTGCACGGCTGCCGGGCTTAATCTTCAAAGTTTAATCTCCAAAAATTCCGCCGAGCAGGGTGGGACAGAAGGCTGGTATGGAATACAAAGTATAAATGGGGTTACGGTTTTATTGGACAATGATACAAATACCAAAGCCAATGCAGGTAGGGGATATTCTGGCACAACAGAAACCGTAACTACTTATAAAAGGGAGACTATCAAAACTGTATTGGCTTCTGCTGATTCAACTCAAGTTCAAGTGGTTCAAGATAGCGGGATTCTAGGAAGCAATATAGAATTTCAGGGTGGTTGGAATACATCTACTACTGTTCAAGAAGGAGAAACATTTTTTGACGGGCTGAATGGAAATGGGTATGGGATTTATTTAAACACTAAATCTTATATTACTTTGAATTATTTGAATATCTGCAGATACAATTCTGGTATCTACTACAACAACAGCAATAACAATTCTATAATCACCCTGAGCAATGCAAATAATAATTATTATGGTGTCTACTACAACAACAGCAATAACAATTCTATAATCACCCTGAGCAATGCAAATAATAATAATTATTATGGTGTCTACCACTACAACAGCAATAACAATTCTATAACCACCCTGAGCAATGCAAATAATAATAATTATTCTGGTGTCTACTACTACAACAGCAATAACAATTCTATAATCACCCTGAGCAATGCAAATAATAATTATTATGGTGTCTACCACTACAACAGCAATAACAATTCTATAACCACCCTGAGCAATGCAAATAATTATTATTCTGGTATCTACTACTACAACAGCAATAACAATTCTATAATCACCCTGAGCAATGCAAATAATAATTATTATGGTGTCTACTACTACAACAGCAATAACAATTCTATAATCACCCTGAGCAATGCAAATAATAATAATTATTCTGGTATCTACTACAACAACAGCAATAACAATTCTATAATCACCCTGAGCAATGTAAATAATAATGATAATTATGGTGTCTGCTACAACAACAGCAGTAACAATTCTATAACCACCCTGAGCAATGCAAATAATAATTATTATGGTGTCTACTACAACAACAGCAATAACAATTCTATAACATTACTTTCAACAACAGGAAATAAGACAGCAGGTATTTATAACAATAGAGGAATAAACTATATATCAAACGCCTTAATCGCTGAAGCAACAGAAGTTACTGGATATGTTGCTTTTATCAATTCCCGCATTTTTTCCAATAAGCATGATCAAACCGCAGACAATCATTGGATATTTACCGATGGCGGGACAATAAACAGTCAAGCCACAACAAGGCATACAGCATCTGGAATTGCATGGAAGTTTGTAATTACTTCTTCAAATAGGTCCTCATCCTATCCGCTTGATTTGAGCATCGCAAAGATTGCGGTTGCGGCGAATGCTTTGGTAACAGTAAAGGTTTGGGTGTATAAAGACTCGGCGGCTGGCGTGGCAGCAAAATTAGTTTGCAGGGGAGGGCAAATTGCAGGTGTGCCAGACGATGTCACAGCATTGGCAGCGGACGTTTTGCAAACATGGGAAGAGCTTACAATCACATTTACACCAACGGAGGCGGGGGTTATAGAAATTGAGGGTTGGGGATATTATGTGACAGAGAACTCTAATGTTTATTTTGACGATATGACGATTTCACAGGCATAATAATATGAAAATAATTGAACAATACAAAGACATGGCAGGGAAGTACAGGACGATGATTGATATTGGAAATGGTGAAACCATCATGCTTAAATTTCAACAAATGACAAATAACGAGATTATTTTACAGGAGGCACGAAAGGTGATAAGAACCCGGTTAAAAGCTGAAGATCTCAAGATTAAACTGGCTGAGGTTAATAATCAGATTGCGGCATTGATTGTAACGAAGACAGAACTGACGGCGAAAATTGCCCTTTCAAAGGTTGGAGAAAAAATAAATGGCTCTGGTTACTCCAGATAGCTTAAAAACGATGGACTGGGCCTTTCATGGACAGCCGTTTGTTAACGTCCCGGTGAAGGCGGCGATTGATGTCAAAACGATGGATTATGCCTTTCAAGGACAGCCATTTGTCGTAAATTACGGCGTTTCATTTAACATAGGTTCGCCCTGGAACTATTATGCTCAGCAGTAAAGGAGGCTTGAATGCCTGATGTATGGATGGATGTTAATGTGGCCCTTGCAGAGGTTCCAGTGAACATACTTCCTCTGATTGACGACACGGATTTTAAAAGTCGGGAAACTGCTCTTGCGTATAATCAGGCAGGTATGGACTTAGTCTGGAACTTTGTCACGTCAGCAGGGGCAATGACGCAGACTGCTGTCATGCCTACAACTGCTGATGTACACGATTGGACAAATCAAGGCGATGGCATGTACACCCTTGAAATACCGGCGTCTGGAGGCACGATCAACAACGATACAGAAGGTTTTGGGTGGTTTACAGGTTACTGCACCGGTGTCCTTCCTTGGCGTGGGCCGATCATCGGATTCCGGCGTGCAGCATTAAATGATCTTCTGATTGAAGGCGGAACGGCTTCTACGAACCTTGAAGACTTCTTCGACGGTACAGGGTATGCTGGCGGTACGGCAAAGCTTCAAGTTGACCTACAGACAATCAAAACGCAAGGCGTAACATGCGCGGCTGGTGTTACTGTCCTTACATCTGTCGGCACGGCAGCAACCTCAACGGCTCAAACAGGAGACTCTTATGCGATAGTCAATGGAGAATCAGGACTTGTAACGATTGATGCAGTTGTCGATTCAATTAAGGTGATGACAGATAAAATAGGAACTATTACAAACACAGGAGGAACCGCAACGATTGGGGCGATTCTTGGGGATTTTGAAGCTACAACTTTGGCGACTCGCATTGGTGTAATAAACAACAATGTGGAGAACGTTCCGACCGTTGCTGAGTTTGAAGCCCGGACAATTGTTGCGGCAAACTATTTCGACCCGGCAGCCGATATCGTGGCCCACGTCACCCTTGTTGATACGACCACGACCAACACAGATATGGTTGCAGCAGCACCATCAGTGGCGAGTATTGCCGATGCAGTTTGGGACGAGGCAATAGCTGATCATGCAGACGTCGGGAGCGCTGGCGCAGCCCTGTCAGCAGCGGGAGGATCGGGCGACCCGTGGGCAACCGCCCTGCCCGGAACTTACGAAGCGGGAACTGCAGGGAAGATCATCGGTGATAACATCAATGCGCCGATCGGAACGGTTGACACCGTGGCTGATGCAATCAAGTCCGTGACCGACCTGATACCCAACGCGGGGGCCATGAGTGACCTGGCCACCCTGGCAAGCCGGTTGTCGGCAGCCCGGGCCGGATACCTTGACGAGCTGAACGCGGCCACATCCGGGAAAGCGGCTTATTATATCGCAAAACTGGCAACCGACGTGCTGAATAAAAAGATAATTACCGAGACCAACGGCAATACGGAACAATTCAACGACGCGGACGGGAGCCTCGGATCAATCGCGTCAGCATACGCCAGCGACGGCACATACACGACACGAAAAAGGATGGTGATCTGATGATGATCAACCCTCGAAGGCTATGGGATCAGGAAGGCTACGGCCAGGATAACGCGTTTGATCGGTCGATACAGTATATTTACCTAATGGGCGAAAAAGGGAAGGTCCCTGTCCAGGGCATCAACGCCGTGATCGCTGAATTTTTCGTTGAGATCGCAAACGGCAAAAAATACCCCTTGGACAAATGCCCGTGCGGGTGCGGGATCGATAAGAGCGGTACGGCCGCAATCCATGAGCTTGTCAGCCGGCTGGAAAAGATCAAGGTGGACATTGAGACGACCCAGGCGGATTTGATAGAGGCTCGGGTCAACATGGCGATCGAAAAATATATCGAGACCAAAAACGCAGAGTATATTGAAAGCGAGCGGGCCAAGTGGGAGATCCCGCCGACCAGGTGGGAAAAACTCAAGACGACCATGACCGATTGGGACAGCAGCCAGACGGTCAGAGCGTACAGAAAGGTTAAGAATGGACTGGTTCGCAATACTGAGCCTGGGGGCATACCCGGACCCGACGCCGACGAATAAGGCACGGTCACTTTTAGCGGCATCCCTCGGGCTGTTAAGCAACGCCGGGGCGCCGGTTGTTACGGTTTTCAGACGCGTAAAATGGTTAACGACCTTCACGGCACTCAGGAAAAGGAGATAAAAAAATGACAGAGTTTTTGCAGAAACATGAAACGGTTGTAATCGCGCAGACAGCCACAACGTCAGCCTCGTTTTCGCCACCCCCGTGGGCCACATTCATAGGGGCATATTTCCCTGATATGGACGCTGGCGCGGTCGATCTTGAAATGAGCATCGACGGGGGGACAATCTGGGTTGACGTTATCGACCCGGCAGACGGGGCGAAGGTTGTTGTCCTGGCATCCGCAAGCGATCCCGGGGGGGTTGATATATCGGACTTTATAAGACCGTTTGTGGGTGTATTTGCCGGGGGGGCCCAAGCCGGATCTGTTCTATTCAGATTTGTATCCGCCACAGCCCAGACCACGGCGGCAATAACCATCCATCTGTATTACAGGGGATAGCGCAGTTCATTCCATTGTTACAGCGGAAGCACCTGCCCGAAAGGAATGAAGAAAATGGCGAACGGTGAATACGAAATCGACGAGGATACATTCAAGCGCATGCCGGTCAATGATCAAAACTGGATCATGTATAGGACGTTTAACGCTCATCGCATAGCCTGCAATCTCCGGCTATGTCAAATCGAGAGCAGGTCGGAAAAGTTGGAAAAACGACGGTATTGGAACACAACAGTAGGAGCCGGATCGGGGATTGTGGGCGGTGCCCTGGCCTACATCGCTGGACGGTTTACCGGGATGTTCGGGGGTAACTGATGGACCTTACCGGCAAACAGCAGGAAACAAAAAACAAGATCATCCAGTTTTCAACTCTGCTCGGCGTTGATCCGGCCTGGACAGTCGCGGTCGCCAAGGTTGAGAGCACCCTGGGCCTGACCCAAAAATCACCGACGGGCGCGCGAGGCGTTTTCCAGATGACCGGCATCGCCATGAAGGACCTGCTGCAGGAGATGGAAAAACATGACGACGACCTGGTTGATATTTGTTGCGGCATCCTGTTTTTGCGCCTATTGTTGCGTCGCCACGGGTCAATCGAGGCGGCGACGGCTAAATATTGCGACCCGAACGATCGACATTTTTACGTTCCAAAGGTCTTAAAACTGATGGGAGGTGGATAAGATGAGCAAACTTGAAATGTTTTTTATGGGGTTGTCAATCTTCAGCTCGGGTGTAGCAGCAATCCTTTTCAGGAATATGCTGAAGCTGGCAAAGATGATTGCGAGCATGACAAAAACCGAAAAAGACGATGCGCTGGTTGAATGGGCTTTTAACTTTGACAACGAGATGAGAAACGCGGTCAAGGACCTTCAGGTTAAGCATGATAAAAACAGGCTCAAAATCCAAGACATTAAAGATAACGGTTAATCCGACTGCAATCATTCGTTCGGCTAAACGGTTTAGTCGGTGGATGTTTAAACGTAGGCTCAAAAAGGTGAAGGAGTATAAAAGATGAAATATTTTCAGATTTTTATCAAGCTGGTTCCGTATTTGTTTCCATTAATTTCAAATGCTGAATCGTGGTTTTCAGACACACCCAAAAGCGGGGCCGACAAAAAGGCAATGGTAATGGAAACTGCCGGGGCTATCGTTGACGGGATTATGGCAACGGTAACGGGCGGAGCATCTGATACGTGGGTTAAGATTCGTCCACTGGTTGAAAAGACGGTTGACGTGATCTGCGGGTTGATTTTTAAATAATGTAGGGAAGTCGGGCATGGGGAAACCTTCACGCCGGGATGACCAGACAAACAGGCCATGGATGATAGACCGG